GTCGTCGACGACCGCCACGCCACCCTGCGCCACGAGAGCCACCGCGTCCTGTTCGGAAACAGCAACCCGGTCGCCGTGCGCGTACGGCCGGTAGCGATCGTCGCCCTCGGGACGCAGGAGCGCCCCGACGCCGATCACCTGAACGAGCGGACTCACGATCAGGGCCCGCCGTCCGCCGTCGCGACCCCGGTGAGCTGCAGCAGCCCGTACGGGTTATCGACGAAGTACGCCGCGGCACCAGTGCACTGCACGACATCGCGGCGACGGCGGCGCTCCGGCACGACCTCGGTCGTGATCGGAAGCTCCCATGCCGTCCCGCCGACGTTGCCGCGGGAGAACAGGATCGGCCGGCCGCGCGGCACCGTGGCCGTGTTGTCGCTGATGATCAGCGACAGGCCGAGCTTCATCGCGAGGACCCGCAGCTGGTCGACCTGGAACGTCGGCTGGTCGCCGACGATCGTCATGCCGCCGACCGAGTCCTTGAGGTAGATGGTCGACAGCCGCCAGATGTCCATCGGGTGCGCGATCATGGCGTCGTAGCGCCACGGGATCCGGTCGATGCGCTGCTGCGCGTTGATCTGCGCGAGCGTCGAGTGCGGCCATTCCGCGAGCGGGTCCGGGGTCGCGCCGTCCGTGACGAGCGCCGACCAGTCCGTGGCCGCGAATGTCCGCGAAGCCGCTGAGATCGCCGTGGTGACCGCCGTGACCGCCCGCAGGTTGAAGTTGTCGGCGATGGAGTGCGCGAGCGCGCGCTCCTTGCGATCGACGACGAACCGCAGGTTCCGGCGCCGCTGGTCGTCGGTCACCGAGTAGCCGAGGCCGTCGACGACCGCACGGACGATCTTCAGCTCGCCCTCGAAGCCCGACGCGAGCGGCACCTCGGTATCCGGTGCGAGCTCCTCCGCCTTGCGGTCCATGACCGTGTAGCGGGGGTCCCACTCCTGGAAGATGATGACGCCGCTTTCGTTCGTGCCGACGTTCGGCAGGATCTGGTCGGCGAAGTAATCGAAGTCGACCGCCTCACCGAGGCGACGATCGATGACGCGCGGGTTGTTCAGCAGGTACGAGACCGTGTAGGTGTCGCTGCTGACGGTCGCGCCGGTGCCGACGGGAAGGCCGGCGACGGGGATGGTTGGCATGGTCGCTCAGCCCTCTCAGAACTGGAGCTGGACGAGGGCGAACCCCGCGGCAGCCGTGGTGGTCAGGAACACGCCGACCTTGGTGCCGGACGCCTGGTCCTGCACGACGCCGGTCGCCATCACTTCGGCGTTGGCACCGGCGGTCGCGCCGGTCCCGCCGACGAGGACCGGCAGGACGATGCCAGGCGGGTAGACGGCGGTGGTGGCGTTCTGCGCCGCGTCGGCCGCGGACACGCCGATCGGCTTGTCGGCGGCGCCGCAGTGCTTGATCGGCGTCGGCTGGCCGTCCGTCTTCGTGGCCGCGACAGTCAGGATCCGGCAGCCGGTGACGGCCGCGCCGGTCGCACGGCCCGTGAACGCCTCGCCGGGATCGTAAATCGGTGAACAGGTGGGCATCGCGGGGCTCCTAGACGGCGCGACGCGCCTTCAGCGCGGCACGCTCGGACGGATTGAGCAGGGACACGTTGTCCGGCAGCGGCTCGCCAGAGGCCGGGAGGCCAGCGGCTTCCGGGTCTGGCACCTGTGCGCGAGCCTGCAGCGGGACGGTGCCTTTCGCGAGGCCGCCCTTGTCCTCGTCGGCGGTCAGCAGCACCGTGGTGCCTTCCGGGTCCGCGTCGAACATCCGCGTGTAGTGCGCGAGCCTGGACGGCGGGAAGCGGCCCTCGTCGCGGGCGGCGAGGATGACGCGGTCGCGGTCGCGGGTGGCCTGCTCGGTCGCGAGCCGGGTGCCAGCGTCGGCGCCGGCACGGAGCCGCGCGAGCTCCTCGGCGTCGATGATGACCGCGCCCTCGGGGATCTGGCGGCCCGCGGCGACCGGCTGACGGTCCGTCTCCGACGCGCCCTCGGTCTCCGTGTCGGCAGCCGGCGCGCCTTCGGTCTCGGTCTCGCCCTCGCCCTCAGCGCCGACGGCGCCGGCGCCGGCGGCGCCTTCCGGGGCTGGCGTAGCCGGGAACGCCGCACAATACGTCTCCGCGGCCGTGATCTGCTCTGCCGTCGCCTGCTCAGGGTCGTGCCCCTGGCCGACGAGGAACTCTCGGACCTGATCGGTCATGGACTCCACCTCTTCGGTGTTGGGCCGCTCCGTCGCGGCGGGTGTGGTTCCTGCGGCGGCCGGCGGCCGCTGAGGCTTCGACGGCCGCGAAAACGACGCGACCCTGGCCGACGCTGCGACCGGCACGAACGTCTGACGAACCTCGACTGGCTGCCCGAACGTGATGGTGTCGGCGCCGTCGGTGGCGAACGGCACAGACCAGAGGTTGCCCTCGTCGTCGTCGGCAATGACTTCGTTGTCGTCGACGCGGACGTCGCGGGCCCACCACCAGTAGGTGTCCGGCTCAGCGTCGTTCTCGCCCATCGCCCAGTCGAAGTTGAAGCGCTGGCGGATGGTGTCCGTCGACACGCTCAACGCCGCGTCGTGCGCAGCTGCAGCGGCCGCTGGGGCCTGTCCTGCTTGGAGTGCGGCTGGTCCGTCCATGATGAGCGTCGTGAGGTCCTCGAGGTCGCCGATAGCGGGGATGTAGACACCGAGCAAGCTCACTGCGGTGACCACCATGGAATACCGCTTGCCTCCAGCGGTTTGCACATCGAAGTCGGCCGCCGCGACGTCCCAGTTGGCCTCCGCGGACCGGTTTGGATACGTGCTCGGAGCCGACTCTGCTAGCCACGCGATGACGTTGTCCGCATCGCCCAGCAGGACGGCTCCATCGTTCGCCGCACGGAGATTCGTGAAGACGCCGAACGACGGTTCGGCGTCGCCGATTGCCGCGAACGGGTCGTAGTCGGGGTGGTCGCCGTTCAGCGGCGACGTGTGGCCGAGCTTGATCCTCGGCGGCTGGATGTGGGGGTCTTCGTTGGCCGCGACGATCGCGTCAGCGATGTGCTCCATCGTGACCGTCACCGGGCCGTTCATCGCGGGCCATTCCATGCCCGCGGTCATGAGCTCGACGCCGCGGAGGTAGGGCGGGACCTGGTCGCCCGACAGGAAGATCGAGTCAGACATGCGCGCTCGTAGCCGGGTCGTATGGCGCGGCCAGCTCGCGCACGAGCGCCCAGTTCAGGACCGCCTCGGCCTCGTCACCCTGACGCTCAGCCGCGAGCGCGCGCGCCTGCAGGTCGGCGATGTCCAGCATGGTGCAGGCGGGCATCCGGTCGTACGCGGCGCGCAGGTCGTTCTCTGCCTGCTGACGTTCGCGCTCCGCCGCGGCGCAGGTCGCGCAGACCATCAGACCTCCCGCCAGACGCCGGCCCGCTCAACGCGGCGGCCCCGCATCGTGTCGCCCGCGGCCATCAGGCTTCTCCGTCGTCGTCCACGTGGCGGCGCACATCCGACGTGAACAGCACATCCACCGCGGTCAACGCGATCGCCAGCCACGACAAGCTCAACACGAACGGCGGCTCGTCCTTCGCGACCGTCAGCATCGACAGCGGCCACCCGGCGAGACTCGTCACGAGCAGCACCCACGCAAACCGGACACGGCCCACCGGACTCATCCGGCCGCCGACGCCCCGGGCCCGTTAATCGCCGCGAGCCGCATCAGACCTCGCCCTCCATCACAGCGACGATCGTGCAACGACAACGCTCCATACCCTCACACGCCGGATTCGGCCCATACGGAAACTCGGCCTGCGCCTCCGCGACCGAAGCGAACTCCTCACCATCCCGGCTGACGCACGGATCACACGCCGCCTGGTCAAGCAGCGCGCTGACGTAGCAGCGTTGAACGGGCGCGACATCCATCGCCGCGTACCGGCCGGTGCCGTTCGCCCTCGACGCCGCGCCCGCCGCGGCCTCCTCAGCCCGAGCCGCCGTCAGCGTCGCGAGCTGCTCGGCAACGAAGTCCGCCTCGACCGTCGCCAGCCGCGCCGGCCGCAACCTGTCACGCAGCCGCCCGCGTGCGGCCTGCACGGGCACGGACACCCGAACAGCGGCGGCGGCGGTCTCGGTGACCTGGACCGCCATCCGCCTCAGCAGATCGCGGGCCTCACCTTCCGCGCGGGCCTCGTAGTCGATGCTTGCGGTGAGCGTGACGCCCTGCCGCGCAGCCTCCCCGACAACCTGCTGCACGCCGCGGTCCGCGGCCGCCGTCAGGATCGTCACCAACGGCCCCGTGTCCATCCCGGCCGCGTGCTCCTCAAGCAGCGGCCCCAGCGTCGCGCCCAACGTGAGCGGGTCGACCGTCGTCAGTCCGGCGATCGCGTCGACGGCCGCCTGAGCGAGCTCGTCACGGTCACGCAGGAGCACGGCCGCGAGGTCGTCCCGGGCGGTGACGAAGTGCTGCTCGAGTTGCGCGAAGTCCGTTGCTGCGGCGAGCTCGGCCTCGGTCGGGTCACGCCGCAGGTCCCTGCCGGCGACCGTCGCGAACGCGGCGCGCGCGGCCTTCGCGCGGCGCTCGTGACGTGCTGCGGCGGTCGGCGCGCGGCGGGTAGCTGCGACGGCGGGTGTTGGCTGCGCGGGCGCGACAGCCTCAGCGCTGCCGCCCGGTGCGGGCGCGCCGGCGTCGTCGCGGCGACGCCACACCAACCTCGGTGCCGGCGCGTCCTCGCCGCGATTACGGTCAATCCAAGGCTCAACGAGCTGCTCGGTCATCACGTCGCAGTACCAGTCGATGACCGCGTCGTGATACATCGCCAGAAGGTCGTCGAACGTGCCGCCGAGCGCCCGCGACCCGGTCGCGGTCTGCCCGAGCTGGATGACCATGGCCAGCGTCGCGCGAGCGATCGCCTCGTCGTAGTACTTCAGCATCCCGACGAGGTCCGGGGTCTGGCCGGTGACGCCCATCAGCATCAGCGACTTGTGGATGTCCTCGTCGGTCTCCAGGACGAGGTTCGTGTCGTGGCCGGCCGCGAGCCCCGCGAGCAACGCCGACATCTTCTCCTTCGCGCCGAGCACCGCGCCGGTCGGGACCCGGCCGACAGGGATTCCCATTCCGGTGCGCTCCGCGCTCATGCCCATGACGCGCATCGTGCGGTCGTGCATCACGAACGCGGCCGTCAGCGGCCGCAGCACCGACCGGCCACGAGGGTCACCGGGGGCGCCCTGCCACGTGAAGGTCACGAGATGGTCGACGGGAATCTCCACCGGTGGCGTGCAGCCGTGCTGGATGACCTTGATCAGTCGGCCGTGCCGGTCGATCTCCCACGAGTTCGGATCGCTGATCGTCCACTGCGGCACCGGCGCCAAATCGGTCAGGCGCCAGTCGCCGGCCTGGTCGATACGGCCGGCCTGCTCGAACACCGCGTGGCCGTACGGCAGGCCACCGTCGATAGCCCGGTCGCGGTGACGTCGCTCGGAGAAGCGGTTGGCTCTGCGGCCTGGGCGCTGCTCGTCCGGGCCGCCCTTCAACGGCACGTCGAGGTCGGAGGCGATGAGGTCGACGACGACGGGGTCGCAGTCCATCGGGTCGAGCTCGACGATGTAGCGGTGCGTCGGCAGCCGGATGGCTTGCCAGCATGCCGCGACCTGGAAGTGGTTGAGCATCTCTTCGACGGTCTCGATGCGCCGGCGGCCCTTCCACCGCTCGGCTACTTCGCGCTCGTCGGGCATGAAATGCGACCAGCCCGGGAGGCCGCCGCCGGGCCCGGACAACTCGGGAACGATCGAGCTTTTCTGGTCGAGGGGGCCCTTCGCCGCGGCCTTGACGGTCGCGGCTGCCCGCGCGAGATCCGTGCGAGGCATCACAGCCACCCATAGGTCGTGGCCGTGTTGAGCAGCAACCTGGTCATCTCAGGGCCGTAACCGAAGCGATCCGCGTTCTGCTGAATCGACCGGCGAAGGTCGCCGTCGGCGTGGCGCATCGTCGCGGCCTTCCAGTCACACAGCATCTCCACGATCTGCGGGAGCGTCATCCACGCGAGGGTGCCGTCGCCGTGCTCTGGGTGGTGGTCGTTGACGGCGTAGTGATGCGCGAGGCCTTCGCCCATCTCGGCTAGCGACGCCGTGTACTCGTCGCTGCCGTAGCTGAGCTCTCGGAGCTTCGGCGTCACGGCGTCGAAGACCTCGACCTCGGGCGACTCAAGCTTGGACTGGTCGTGCTCGAGCGCCCGGACCTGCAGGGAGGCGATGACCGTGCTCAGGTAGGCCTGGACGGTGTGGATGTGCTGCCAAGTGTCCGGCCGCGAGTCGTAGACCGGCGCCACGATGTTGACCGTGCTCACGCGACCAACGCTAAGAGCGCCCCGGGCCCCTTCGTCCATCGGCACGACGGGCCCGGCCGGGCACGACAGCGCGTCGACCGTCGCGGCCGACCATGACCATCAGGTACCTTCGCCGCCAATGCGGCACCTCACCATCCTGTCGCTGATCCTCGCCGCGACTCCCGCGACGGCGTCCGCGGCAACGCTCGAGACCAACCGCAGCTGCTTTCAGGAGACCAGCGAGGTCGTCCTCTCCGGCGCTGGCTACACGCCGCTGAGCCCGGTCAGCGTGACCCGCAACGGCAAGCCGCTCGGCACGGCCGAGACCGACGCCAACGGCACGTTTCAGCGCAAGTTCGAGACGCCCGAGCTGACCGGCACCGCGCGTGAGCAGCTCTACGTGCTCGAGGCGAACGATTCGCTCAATATCGCCACGACGAGCTACCGGGCGACGAAGGTCTTCGCCAACTTCTCGCCCGCCGAGGGCAATCCGAAGACGCTGAAGGTGCGCTTCTCCGTCAACGGCTTCGGCCTCGTGCGCTCCCATCCCGCCGTGTACGTGCACTACGTCTCACCGAGCGGGAAGGCGCGGCGCGACGTTCGCCTGGGCACGGCTGTTGGCACCTGCGGCCTGATTCGCCGCACGCGCGAGCGCCAGCTGTTCCCGTTCGCGCCTCAGCGCGGCAACTGGATCCTGCAATTCGATACGAACAAGCGCTACGTGCGCGGAGGCAAGGATTCGAACTTCCCGTGGGTCCGCAAACCCGTCGAGGTCTTCAGCACCCGACGGTGACGCGTAGCCGTCGAGGTTCTCAGAACCTCTCCGTCATCACGCCGGCCATGACCGACCCCTCGTGCGGCGACCCAGGCGGCTGCGGCTCAACATCCCCCCTGGGCTGCGGGTTCGCCCACGTCAACGCCTGCGACAACGCATCGACCTGATCGTCGTTCGCGCCCGCAGCGAAGATCGCGTGCTCGTGGATGAAGTCAGCGACCGTCGTCGGGACCAGCGGATGCCACTCGCCGCCCTCGTCCTCATAGCCGGCGGGGCACGGGATGGTGTCCGCGGCCGGCAGGATTACGTTCCCCGCCTCAACCAGCGGCAAGACCGCTGAAGCACGAACGTACTTGCCGCCCTGGGGCTCGATCGCGATCAGCCCCGGGATGGTCCGTCGCAGCGCGCTGATCACCGCTGTGCCGTTCGCCTTGTCCTCGACGAGCTTGGCCGTCGCGGCCGGCTCAAACAAGGTGAGCGCCCGGACGACGTGCAACGTCGCGGCGAAGTCAAAGCGGCCACGGACCTGCGCCAGCAGGTAGCAGTCCGCGCCATGAAAGCCCCACAGCTGCCCGACGACGAAGTCGGATGTCTTCGTGTCCTTGAACGCCATGTCCCACGACTGGATCTGCCGGTCGAAGCCGAGGTCGAGGTAACGGTGAAAGCCGGGCTTCCAGCCGTTCTCGGGGCCGCTGCGCCACCAGTGGCGTTTGAACATGCCGCCGCCCTCCGGCGCCGGCTGCTGCTGAAACTGGCCGCTGAACGCGAACGCACCCATGCTGCGGCGACGCTCCTCCAACAACTGCGGACCGAGCCGCACCGGCTCCAGTAGCTCGCCCGGCTCGGTGCGAGGGTCACCGCCGATCACGCGACCCGAGGCCAGCTTTACCTTCGCCGGATAGGTGAACTGGTGGCCCGACACGTACTCGGCCGGGAGACACAGGTGATGCCAGTTGTTGTCCTGCGCCAGCAGATGCCCGGTCAGATCCGTCTGGTGCAAGCGCTGCATCACGATCACCGCGGCGGCACCGGCATCACTGAAACGCGTCGTCATCGTCTCGTCCCACCACACGTTCGCGGCCTCGCGGTGACTCTCAGAGCGGGCCTGCTTCGCGTTGATCGGATCATCCACGATGACGCGATCACCGTGCGCTCCCGTCGCGACCCCGCCGACCGACGTCGCCATTCGCATCCCGCTGGCCGTCGTCGCGTACAGATTCATGGCGTCTTGGTCGGGCTCAAGCTGCCAGCCCTGCCCCAGCAACGCCAGCACGCCCTGGTATCCGCGGCGCTGAAACAGGCCGCCGTCCTGCCGGCCGCCCCTGCTGCGGATCAGGCGACGCATCCGCAGGCTGTCACGCTGCGCGAACTTCTGCGCGTACGAAGCGCACAGCCACCGCAGATGCGGCCTCAGCAGCCACTCCCACGACGGCCAGCACACCGATACCAGCATCGATTTAGTCGACCCTGGCGGCATGTTCACGATCAGCCGCGGGATCTCGCCGGCGCTGACGGCCATGAGGTGCTCGGCGACGCAGTCGATGTGCCACGACCCGACGAACGGCCTGGCCGGCTCCAACAGCGGCCATGCCTCCCGGATCAGGACGCGGAGGTCGCGGCTGCACTTCAGTGCGAGTTCGCGGTCGCTGCCGTCGTCTTCGGGGGGGTCGAAGTAGTCGGCCGCCAGGCTCCAGACGGATGGCGCGACGCTCACGGCCCGTCATCCTCACCAGCTACCGTGCGCGGATCGGCGTCGTATGGCACGTGCGCTGGCTCCGGCGGCGACTCAGCCAGCCGCCGCAGGTCCTCCGCGGTCGGTTCGAGAGCGGCGCCGCACGTCCCGCAGAACACCGCGCCGGCGTCCGCCCGCACGAGGCGAACGTCGTGCGTGCAGCCCGCCTTGGCGAGGTCGTTGCCGTCGCTCATCGAACGCCACCGCCCGCGGGCGCGCGGCCGCCGAGCATCCGGATCCGGTGGTCACGAACAGCTCGCGTTGGACACCACTGGCCGTTGACCCACCAGCCGACCCGTGCCTTCCGGGCGACGACGTCACGGCGGTCGACGAAGTACGTCCTGCGAGTGCCCGCGGCCGACGGCAGGCTCATCGCTTGCCGCCGTTCTTGGCCGCGCCTGCCGCGAACCGCTCAAGCGACGGCGACCCGACGATGTTCGCGCGGCCGGGCGCTCGAGGCGACGCTGCTGGCCTAACGCCCTCGACGGCGATCCCCTTCTGAGGGTTCGTCAAGAGAACAGGGGCGGGGCCAGCCTGCGTCCCGTTAGCAACCCCTTTCGCTTCGCTCAGCGCCGCCTCCAACACCCGTACGCCGTCGTCGAGCAACGCCCGCACGAACGACTCCCGCGACACCTTCGATGGCCGGACACCATCGATCCGGTCACGGAGCTCGGCGGGGATCCGAACCTGCACAAACGACATGCATGCACTCTACGAGCCGACCCGGCCAGCATGTGCATGCACTGCACGCACTGCACGCACCTTGCGGACCCGCTCAGGCCGAACCGCCAGCAATCAGCTGCATCGCCCCGCGCCCAGCCTCCCGCACCCGCACATCCCCCGGATCCAACCCCAGCAGCTCCGTATACCGCGTCATCACCGCCGCCAACTGCCGCGCCATGTCCTCCTGCAACTCCAGCGTCCGCCGCGCCACCCCCGCATGCAACGCCTTTGCCGTCACATCCGCGAGGTGCTTGCGCTCAGCCGCCCACCCCACCAACCGCTTATCCGCCAATACGGTGTCGGCGTCAACCATCGCGAGCGCGATCTCCGTCTCATGCCACGCGATCGACCGGCGTGTCCTCGTCACCTCCGCCAACAACACCTCCCCCGGGTCTCGGTCCGCCATCTCTAGGCCGAACAGCTCGCACGCCAGCCTCGCTTGCTCCCGCTCAGCCGCCGTGTTGTGATTCGGCGTAGTCCCCCCGTGGCGCTTACACCGCCCGACCTTCGGATGGCCGGTGCCCCACCCCGCACGCTGCGAACACGGCGGCAGACACCCCGAGCAGCCCGTCTTAGGGCAGTCGTTCTTGTGGCGTGCCGCGTCGCAGTAGTAGCCCGGTGGTTTCGTCGCGTCGCGCGCCGGCATCGCTAGCGTCCCCCGCCCGCGGTCACGACTAGCCTGCCGCGCGTGCTCACGGCCGTGCGGCCTGCTCGAGTGCCGCACGCGCGATGTCGCCCATCGCCTTCGGAGCCGGGTCACTGGCCTCCCAGCCCTCGTAGCCTGCGATGTCCACGAGCGCCTGCCAGTAGCTGTCGCGCTCAGCTTCGAGATCCTGGTAATCGACCTCGAGTACCGCCGTGTGGATCATCGGCTGCCCAGGACCATTCGGCGGGGCGGGCTCCAGTTCGCCTGCTGCCGCGTAGCCGCGTTCCGCCTGGACGATGACGAGATACCGGCGGGCGCTCACGGCAGCCCGTTGCCTGCTGGCCACTGCCACGCCCCGCACGTTGAGCTCGTGACCTCGAACGACATGACGGCCGGATTCGACGACACCGGGACGCTCACGGCCGGGGCTGGTTGGATTGGTGCCGCCGTCTCCCGTCGGCGGCGCCAATCGTCCAACCGGACGATGTTCTCACTAGCCGCGGCGTCACCACTCATGCACCCAAAGGTAGCGTTAGCCGCGGCTACTTGGACGAACGACGGCCCGCCGGGGAGACGGGCCGCCGCTGGTGGCCACCGGCCCCTGCAGGGTCGACCATCAAGCTAGCCGCGCACCGTGGCCGCGCATCCACCCTGAATGCACGAAAGCCCGCGTTGGGCGCGCGGGCTTTCGTAGTGCCTAAGGCTCCCCCGGAAGGGAATGGGGAAGTGCGACCAAAGGTAGCATAAGACTGGTCGCGGGAGGGAGAACTTTCGGACCTTCAGCGCACAGCGCGCATGCCGCGCAGATCACGCTTATGCAGCCGCCACGAAGCGTCGAGCTTCGTCGCCGTGTCCTTCAGCCGCTTGACCTCTTCGTCCATAGCCGCGACGTCGCCGGGCTCGGTAGGCCACGCGATCTGGTCGGCTGCCGGGAGGAGAAGCAGTAGTGCGTTCGCGTCCTCGATCGTCGAGAACCTCGTGTCGCTGCCGGGCGGTTCGGGGCCACGCACGACGTCACGGACCTGAGCCGCGGTCGGCTCCGGACCGTGCTTCTCGGTCGCCTCTGCCCACGCCTCCCGCATCGCCTCCGGCTGCTCGCGCAGTGGCGTCAGCTCGCGAGCGACACGCTCACTCGTTGGCGCCGGAGAGTCCACCGTGGTGGACACGACTGCGCGGATCTCGACGAGGTCGATGAGCTGGTACAGCCGGGACCGACTCAGGCCAAACAGCTGCTTGCAGAAGTCATCGAACGTCGCACCGGACTCGCGATATAGCCTGTCGTCACGGATCTCGACGAGGGCCTGCCCGATCTGCGCCGGCACCCGGAGACCTCGTTCTACGAAGTCCACGAGCTTCTTCAGCCGCGCGCGCTCGGCGCCGTTCAGCCACTCTCGTTCGCGCGGCACGGCCGCGGTCTTGCTGTGCTTGCTCATGCGGCGATTCCCTCTGTCGGGGTTTGGGGCCGGGTCACGAAGGCGTGTGCCGCGGTCGAGGCGCGGCTAAGGGCGCGACCGTCTTCTTCGTCGACCTCGACGTACGCGATCGCCGCGAGGAGGGCCTTGCCGACCTGATCAGGGCCCAGGCTGAGGCACATGCCGCCGGCCACCTCACGTAGCCGGTCTGCGGCGAACGCGAACGCGGTCGGCTGGTCAAGGAACGCGGCTCGACACTCCCGCCTCGTGGCGACCATCGCTTGCCGCCACGCCCGCCGGTGGACGGTGGCGTGCGGCCACGCCCGCTCCGCGACCATGACTCCCCAGCACGCCTCCCACGCCGCGTCGAAGTCACGACGGTCGAGCTCGCCCTTCTCGGCGCGCAGGCGCTGCTTCTCGATCGCGAGGAGCGCCACCATGCGGGCTGGCGGCGACGGCCGTTTACTTGGCGCCGGCATCGGCCTCCAGCCGGGGCGGGCATAGCATGCTCACGCCGCGAAGGTAGCACTATCCGCGGTCGTGTTGTGCTACCAGAGGCCGCGTAGGCCTAACCGCGAGGACGCTCAGTCGGGCCTGAGCATGATTCGCAGTGCCACCGCCTCATGCGCCTCCATCTCCCCCGCCTCCACAGCCGCCCCGTCATGCACGCACACGGCGCCCTCCGGCATCTCCTCACCACAAACAGGGCAGGCCACGACGATGACCGCACGGTCCAGGAGGATCCCGGTTACCGCCAAGAACTCGCGGCGGCTGGACAGGTTCTGATCTGGCCTTCCTCGGCCGCGGACCGGGACGCCCGCCGCGTGCATCGCGGCCGACCAGGATCCGAACGACCGCACGACCGTGCTCTGAGAAGGATGGCTCGGCGTGCTGCCAGACCACGCCCTCACGGTAGGTGCCTGCCCGTATTTCTCCGCCCATGCCTGGATCGCCTCGACGATGTTGTCCTGCGTCCACTCGCGGCTTGCCCGGCCGCGGCGGACCGGGACGAACCCGGCGGCTTCGATAGCCGCGTTCCACGATCCGAATTCGCGGACGACGGTCATCCCGTTCGGATGGTCCGGCTTGGCTCCTGCGTGTGTCCAGTCGGTCCGTTTTGGCTGGCGGCCGTTGTCTGCCGCCCAGTCCCGGATTGCTGAGACGATCGCGTCGCGCGTCCATACCTTCGGGGCCACGGCTACTCGACGGCGAGATGCTGCATTGGGTCCTGCGGCATGACAACCCTCGCTTCGCCGGCATTACCCGGATCAGCTGTTGACGGTCGGCTCGCGCCCTCTCAGCCCGTCGTGCGCGGGCTCCCGTTATGCGACCCCGGAATCTACTCCACGAGCGAGCGCGGCCGCTTCACGTGAGCCCTTTCGACGCGGCGCGAGGACAGCGCGCGCGTCCTCGATCACGCTGAGGTGGACCTTGGAGTAGCCGTCCTCGTCCTGCACCACGAGGCCAGCCACATGAGCCACGACCGCGCGCAGCTGGTCACGCTCGGCCGCGAGCTGCAGCACGAGCGGCGGCGGCTCACCGAAGTGCCATCCGCCGTCGTAATAGCTCGCGTAGGCGCCGCAGGTCGCGCAGGTGCCCTGCTGCCATTCTCTGATCGTCGGGGACGACGAGGAGGCCGCCCACGTCGGCGCGTGCGCACAGACACCGCTCGCCGGGTCGCTCACACCAGGCTCGCTTTGTCGGCGGGCGCCGGGCAGTCCATCGCGGGCAACACCTGCTCGACCTGCGCCACCGACGACGCCCGCAGAAACAACAACCTCGACGGCTCAAAGCCACCGTCGACGTGCCGCCGGGTCAGCGCCGCGATCGGCTGCCTCGCATCCAGCGCCTCGGTCGGCTTGCGGGTCACGAGCGTCAGGAAGTCCGCGCGACGCTCCAGCAGGTGCACCGTCCGGCCGTCGGTCATCTGCACCAGGATCCTCACGCGCTCAGCGCCTCCTCAAGCGGCAACCGGTCGCTCTTCATCGTCCGCCGCGTCGTCACGCCGCCACGCCACGACGACAAGGCCACGGCCTTATAGGAGCCCTCCACGATGTCCGGGCCGTCGGGGCCTGTGACGGCCTCGATCGCCTTGTCCCGATTCGCGGCCATGACGACGCGGACGTGGCCGTCCGGGCCCTGCTCGGCGGTCTGGTTGAGGACGGGCAGCCACGCCGTCGCCAGCCCGACGTCGAGCCCGAGAGACACGCGCGCGCTGGCATCAGCCTGCAGGGCCTTCAGCACGACGTACGCCGTCAGCGGCGCCGGTGTCGCTGCTTGCTTGGGTTTCTTGCGGCGCGTTGTCCGACCGCTAGGGGCAGGCTCCACCGCCATCAGAGCATCTCGTCCTCGGTCAACGGATCGTCGCCGCCGACCGGCAGCTCCCATCGCTGCACCGGTGTCGGCTGGCTATGCGCGGCGACCACGCGCGCGGCGTCCTCGCTCGTCGGCGTCAGGCAATACAAGGCCGACGGCGAATAGAACTGCGTCGCGACCCACGGCCCCTCGCCATGCTGCCACGGCAGCGGCCGCGGCACGTCGAGACGCAGCACGCCTTGTCCTGCGAGCTCGGTCTCGGTGACGTAGCCGCCGAGCCGGCGGTGCCCCATCAGCTCCAGGATCGCCCAGCCCTCGAAGTGATCTTCGGCCATCTCATCTCCGTTTGTTGTGGGCATCGCGCCGGAACCCCAGCTCGATGATTGACCGGGGCAGCGCGCCCGCGCGCCCCTCCAAGGTCGGCCGCGGCACCATCTCCCGCGACCAGTCACGCGCGACACGGCGACGCTCATCCGGCGTGAGCGCATCGAACGCAGCGACGCCGTCCATGAGCCGCCGGAACTCCTCACGGCTCGGGGTCCCGCCGATCAGATCAGCCGCGAGCAGCAGCCGCCAACCATCCTCGTCCGGGAGATACCCGCCCTCAGGCACACAGCCGTACGGGCACGGCAGCGACTCGATAATGCCCCACAGCCGACAGATCAGCGGCCGGACCTCATAGACGCCGCAGCGACGGTCCGCGGTCAGCATCGAACAGGTCGCGCCTGTTGCCTCGCACGTCAGCGGCCGACCAGCCTCGGTCTCAGCGCGTTGGCGCTCACGGACGCTCATCTCGATCGGGCCGCACGAGTCCGAACAGACACCGCGGCATTTCAGCGCTGGCAGCCTCGCGTACAGCTCGTCGAGGCGCGCGTCGAGCCGACGCGGGTTAGGCGCCACGAGAGGCCGCCACGTCGAGGTGATGGCGCACGTAGTCCGCGCTCACGCCCAGCCTTGCCGCGACCTCGCGCGCACTCAGCCCCAGGTCATGCAGCCGCGTGATCTCCGGCCCGACGACGGCCTGACGGACCCAGCCGCGGGCCTGGCGCTCCGGGTTCGTCACCGCTGGTTCACCGCGGCGCTGCGCAGCTCGGCCGGTCAGGTAGCCGCGCCGGTACGCCCGCCGCACGACGTCGGCCTCGGCCGGCACCAAGGCGAGCCGCGCGCGCAACTCGGCGACCTCGACCTCCAAGCGGTCGCGCTCCGCCATCAGCCCGAGTAGCCCGTCGACGAGCGCATCGTCGGTCATGGCTTCCACCCATCGTGGGCCTTCTCGACAAGCGTCAGCAGCCTGTCCCGCAACGCGATCGCATCATCGAGATGACGCTCAGTCGCGACCGGCCGCGGCGCAAGCGCCTCCGCGAGCGCAGCCGCGATCCGTTCCGGCACGCGCGCCCACATCGGCGGCTCAGCACCAGGCGCGACCTCCACAATCCTGGCCGCACCACCCGCGAGCGTCTCGAAGTGCCGCACGCCCTCCGAGTCCTCGTGGACCTCGACGTACACGGCCACCGACCGCCGCACTGGCTCCGCAATCGCGTAGACCTTCATCGTCCGCGTGCCGCCTTCGCGAGCTTCTCGACGTCCAGCCGTGCCGGTGGCCGACAAGCCACATGCCGCGGTCCCTCGACCAGATAGAGGTGGCCCGGAAGGATCGCGCGGCCGCAGTCCACGCACGCCCGCGGCTCAGCACGCACGACCAGCTCCCGCGGCGGCGGCTTCATCGCCGCGCCCGGCACTCGTCACAGCTCTTCCGCGGCCGCCCCATCCCCGAATACGGAAGCGGCGCACCGCACCCACACCGGCCAACGCGCTGCCGACGCCGCGGCTCCTTGACCTTGCCAGTGATCCGATACCTAGCCTGCTCAGCGCTGAGTCGCGCACCGAACACGATCGACGCCACGACCGCAATGTCCCTGTACGACAGGCCCTGCCGACGCAGCACAACCATGAAAGCCTTCTGGTACTCCGGGCGGCTCGACGGCAACCTGAACACCGCTGTCTCCGCGCGCTTCGCCCGGGCCAGCGCCCGCGCCTTCGCAAGCTGCCGCGCCCCGTACTTCGGGTCAAACCACTTCTGCAACGTCTTCACCGACGGCACCGGATGCCCCTCCTGCTCGAGCAGGCCGCGCACCTCCGTAGGCGTCCATTCGGCGGCGTGAAGCTCCCTGGCGCGGCTCATCGTCGCGACCGGGTAGGACTGCACACGGCCGTCGCGGCGCCGCTGCACCTCGGTCACGACTCGCACCACTCGGCGATCAGGCCGCGCTGCCGGTCCGTCAGATCACGCACCCGCTTCGAGGACGGGATCCGGTTTGCCGGATCCTCCATCGCCTTGGCCTCCAACAGCTTGGCCGCGGTGTAAAGGCGCACACCCGCTTGGCACCTGAGCAGATCAATCACGGTGACCGCGCCCGCGCGCTCGTCGCTCAGCGCCTGCCTGACCGTGAGCTTCCCGGCCTTCACCTCTCGTTTCAGTTCTGCCGCGGCCGCGCGCACCTTGTTGGCGCGGTCCAGTGCCTGACGCGGCTGGCTCGGCTGGCTCACCTCAACGATTGCCATCGGCGGCTGTCCTCCTGACGAATGGGGTTACGCGCATCACAAGGACCTGGCTCAGCGGTGACGGCGCGGAGCGTGATCGACGAGCAGCACGCCTCCGGCGATCGCCAACAACACCCCGACGCAGAACACGACCTGAGCCGGCGCCGCCGTGAACACCTGCGGCAACGCAAGGACCGCACCGACCAGGACGAGCAGCCCACCAAACCCGGTCATGCCGCCCGCCAATCCAACGAGCCGTCCGGCCCGACGAGGAACGCGTCGCCGGTCTCGAACACCAGCCGCAGGCCGCCGTGCCGGTCGACCTCGACTCCAGCGACCGTCTGCCCAACGACGTTGGCGCAGACCATCGCGAGCCTGGCGGTACGCGGCACCTCGACATCGCCGAAGACCTCCGGCCACCGCCGCGCGATCTCGGGCGCCTCCGCTCGGATGAACGCCAACGCAGCCTCGTCGCACCGCACCCGTATCTCCCCGGCCTCCGTCACCTCGAGGCCCCGCAGCGCGTCGCGGAGCTCGCACGCGCCCGTGGCGTCGGTCATGACCGGCACGTGCGCCCGGACCCATAGATCGTTGGCGGCCATCGCGCTCATCACAAGCACGACGCTCGTGTCCGCGGTGCTCACAGGAACGCCGTCTCACGATCAACCATCGGCAGCGGCAGGCCGCGCCGCGCAAGCTCGGCCATAGCGCGGCCGGACCCCTCGAGCATGGCCTCCCGGAGCTCGTCCAGCGGCCGGCACGCCTGCCGCACAAGGGCCTCCTCCGTGACCATGACTTTGACGTACGCGAGCTGCGTCACGAAGTCGTTGGCCATCGACGCTGTGACGCCGCGGCCGTGCAGGCCGAGGGTGTTGTGCTCGTCGTGCGCGACACCCGAGTTCAGGACGTCTCGGACGTGCTGTGGATCGAGGTGAACTATGGCCTCGTCGATCGTCATCGCCATCTCCTGCGGATAGGTTGCTGTGCGACCAAAGGTAGCACAAGACAGCCCTGACTGTGCAACCTCTAGGCGCATAGCGTTCCGGAGCTCACCTGCCGTGGCAGCGCTTCCACTTCAGCCCCGACCCGCACGGGCATAGGTCGTTGCGGCCGACGGTCGCGCCCGTCTCAGGGTCGCGGCCGTAGGCGTAACCAGTCGTATCGCCCTCGCACGACCGCCGGTACTTGCTTGTCTCAGGATCGAAGACCAGCCAACACACTTCGCCGGAGCCCGGCTGCGTGTTGCGCCAGTCGTCCGACACGCTCGAAGGGAGCCCGCAGTGAGCGCACTTCGCACCGCGCGAACCGTCCGTGATCAGCCGCACGAGCCGCAATACGGCGGTCAGCGGGTCGAAGCCGCAGGCACGTCGAGCGAGTCGAACAGCCGGGGCATCGCGTGCTTGCGCTCCTCAGCCTCGAGGTACTTCACCGCGTCAAGGAAATAGCCGCCGTTCAGCTCGACGCCCAGGCCCTGACGGCCGAGCGCCAGCGCCCGGACGGGGACGGTGCCGAGCCCGGAGAACGGGTCGAGCACGAGCTCGCCCTCGTTGCTGTACCGGATGATCAGCCGGTCCACGATGTCGACCTGCAGCGGGCACAGATGCTGCACGAGGCCCCGCGCCGACTGCTCGCCGTTCAGCGTCCGCATCCGGTTCACGTCATGCCACACGTCGGGATGGTGCGAACCGGGCGCGACCGCCATGAACGTCGACGGCAGCGCACCACGGCCATCCAACGCCTCACCGATCCGGATGTGCGACTCGTAGTCGTAGACGCCCTGGAGCGTGTGCTCGGTGAACGCCTTCGCGAGCTTGTCCGGGCCCATCGCCGCGAGCTCGTCGGTCGTCAGGTGCCGGTCCCCGGAGGAGCGCCAGAACGCGTGCGCGTCGACCTGCCAGCGGGCACGCGAGTAATCGGTCTTCGTCTTGGCGACCGGCTCGTCGGCGTAGCCGCGCGTCCGATCCGATTGAGGCTTGTGGAACAGCAGGACGTATTCGGGTGAGCCGACGCCCATCTTCGTGCCGTCCTTGCACTGCTCTGACCAGCCGAGACGGTAGGTCTGGTTGTTCTCCCGGACGACGTCGGTGACGACGGTCACCATGCCGAGGTAGTCGAAGCCGTGGGCGCGGCCGTGCATGATCGCCTCGGCGTGAAACGGTGACGACGTCGGCACGCCGGCGCCGGTTACGTTGCCGAACAGGATGCGATCCTTGACGTGGCAGGCGTAGATCCGACCCGGCTGCAGCACCCGCAACAGCTCCGGGGTGAGGTAGTCCATCTGCGCCCAGAAGTGCTCGTTGCTCTCTGTGCAGCCGAGGTCCTCGTAGGCCGGCGAGTATTCGTAATGGTTGCTGAAAGGGATGGACGTGACGATCAGGCCGACGCTGTCGCCCGGAAGCGACGCGACCTCCGGGACGCAGTCGTTGTTGACGAGCCGCCACCCCTCCCCGGACACCTCGACGCGGTCGACGCCAAGCGACCGCTTCAGCGCGTCCAGCACGCTCGCTCGGGACAGGCCATGCTCGCGAATCAGGTCGCTCATCTCAGCGGTCAGCTCCTCGTGTTGACGCCACTTCGCGAACAGCGAGATGCGGATCTCACGCTCAGACTCAACGAAGATGAAGTGGACCTCGCACCGGCGGGTCTGCCCGAACCGCAGGATTCGGTGGATCGCCTGGAAGAGGTCGTGGAAGCGGTAGTCGATCCCGACGAACACCATCTTGTTGGCGCGCTGAAGGTTCACGCCGACGCCGAGCATCACCGGCTTGCCGACCAGCGCCACCGTCCGGCCGGCCTTCCACTCGGCTAGGTGCCGTTCGACCTCTTCGGTGGGCATCGACCCGTCGATCGATGAGAACGACACGCCCCTGTCGGTGAGGGCGTGTTCGATCGCGCGCTGCTCATCGTTGAGGTGGCAGTAGACGATGATCGCGTCGAGCTCGCCCGCGGCCTCGTACTCGTCGAGGATCTGCACGAGCTGCTGCACGCGCGCGGGGATCGACGCGCGCTTCTCCTGCGCGGCCGCCTGCAAGCTCACGGCGCTGTCGGCGAGCAGATAGTGCTGGCCGGTGTGGCGCTCGACGTTCTCGCGCTCACGGTGATCGATCGCGATGTCGTGCTCGCGCACATCGAGGCCGGGCAGCACGTACTCCGAGCAGCCGCAGGCCTCGCAGCCGGGCCCGTTAACGGCCGCGGCCGTGTGGCAGCCGCAGCCGCACAGGTCTGCCGGCGACTGCACCCATGCGGACCAGCTCGCCAGCCACAGCCAGAAGTTGCGCTCCTGGGACTCCAGCAGCGTCAGGTTGTTCGCCTGCGTCGAGTCGCGCTTGAAGAACCTGGTGAGCGACTGCCCCGAATCCATGATGCCCAGGAACGCGGCGTAGTGGATCAACTCCTTGAAGCGATTTGGCGACGGTGTCGCCGTCGCGACGAAGCGGTAGGCCACCGCCTCGAACAAGGTCAGGAACGTCTGGTAGGTCTTCGAGCCGTACGACCGGAGGATCGCGGCCTCGTCGAGGCTGACCACGGTGAAGACGTTCGGGTCGAGCTTGCCGTCGCGGACCGGCTCGTAGTTCGTGATCGCGATCACCCCAGCGGGCAGCGCCTCGGCCTGCGCCGTCGTGCGGATCCGGTGAAGCTGCAGGCCGAGCATCGCGGCGTCGTGATCGAACTCCTGATGCACCCCGAGCGGGCAGACGATCAGCGCCTTGCCGCCCGCCCGCGTGAGGATCAGCCTCAGCGCCTCGAGTTGGATCATCGTCTTGCCCAAGCCGAACGCGGCGAAGATCGCGCGGCGCCCGCCGCGAACCGCCCACTGCACTATCAGTCGCTGATGCGGCTTCAAGATCGGGTGAATCTCGTCCAGGTCGACAGGGAAGCCGTCGACGGTCGCGACGGTCGCCTTCGCCGCGAGGAACTCGGTGTAGCTCATGTGTCGGTCCCGGGCACGAGCGGCAGGCACCCGTAGCCCGTCCTGAGCACCGTCGCACCCGCATCCTCAACGGCCGTGCGCATAGCCGCGACCGCGGCGTCCCTGACCTCAGCCGCTTGCGAGCTGATCGCCCGTGCACCACGCGGGTTCGCGATGAACTCCAACTCGACCTTCAGGACGTAGCCTTCGAACGTCTGCTCGTCGGTCATCGGGCGGTCTCGCGCCTTGCAATGGCCGCGGCGATCGCGTCACGCTTTTCCTGCTCGACCGCGGCCGCCTCCTCGCGCTCCCGGCGAACCTCCTCATCCCGTGCGTGCCGCGCCGCCGTCTCAGCTGCCGCCGCCGCGCGCGCAGCGGCCTCACGCTCGACCCGTGTCGCCTCTTCGATCTGGCGGCGCTCCTCAGCCTCCTCGGCGCGGCGGCGCTCAGCCTCCGCCTCCAGCCGCGCACGCTCCTGCTCAGCCTTGCGCTGCTGCGCGGCCTGGTAGACGAGGAGCTTGCGCTTCAACCCGGCCTCGAGCTCGGTGAGCGGCCGTACCGTCCGCGAAGCCGCCGCGTTGATCCGCTTCACGACCTCGTTCAACGGCCGCGTGAGGCTCAGGCGCTGCTGCTCGGCGTGCCGGCGCGCCGCGACGACCTGCCCGAGCAACGCCGTTGCGGTCTCCGCGCTGATCGCATCGTTGACCACGATCCGGGAGGCCTGCTCGGCGAGGCTGACGCCCTGCTGGGCGGCGGTCCGCAGCGCCGGGAGCTGGTCGACGTCGACCGTCGCGACCGCGGCGAGGACCTCCCCGCCTGTGACAACTTCGATGCTCATGCCGCCAGCGCCTTCGCGATCGCGGTGCGAGACGCGACCCATTCGTCGATCCAGTCGACCGCGAGCGTCGCCCTGTACACGCCCTCCGACACCCACTCATCCGGCTTCTCCGGCAACGCGCTGTCGCCCTTGCGGATCGGCATGAACCAGCCCTCGGCGGGGCGCGCGGCGTCCTTCGGGATGCCGATCTCCGCGAGCTCCTCGGGTTTGCAGCCCCGTACGTTCGCGATCGTGCCGACGAGACAGGCGCACTCACCCTCGTACACGTAGCCATCGACCTTGCCATCGACGAGCGCGGCACGTAGGCCGGCGACCTCGGCCGGCGCGTGGTCAAGGATCTCCCACAGGTCGAGGCGGAAGCCGCGCAGGACCGCGCCGCGCAGGTCCGCGTCGCGCAGGTCCGCGCCGCTCAGGTCCGCGCCGCGCAGGTCCGCGCCGCGCAGGTCCGCGCCGCGCAGGACCGCGCCGCGCAGGACCGCGCCGCGCAGGTCCGCGTCGCGCAGGTCCGCGCCGCTCAGGTCCGCGCCGCTCAGGTCC